GTTCGCGCCCTGAATGGTATTGCGCTCCACAACCCAATCAAGGGGCGATGACGACGAGAAGCTTGCAACTATCCCGTTTGAAGAGCAGGCGCGAATGAGATTGCCGATTACATAGATTCGCTCAGTCGGACCAGCGGAAACGATCCCATACTGGAACCATTCGAAACTATTGTTGCGTATCTCCAGATCTCGGCAGTTAGCGATTTTGGCACCCCACTGTGCTACAGGCTCTGGTGTTTGAGCGATAGCGCCGACGCCATAGAAGCGACACTTCTCAATGATGCCGTCCATCTCGACGGGAGTTGCAGTCGGCGTTGTCAGTGCCGGATTGAAACTCTGCCCATCAACCCAGATCCCGGCCTCTCGAACGTCGGTTGCGACAATGTTACGAGCGATCACGCCCTTGCCGACGAGGGGCTTCACCAACGCCGAAGCGTACATGTTGGTGTAATCGCCGGCATAGTTGTGGAAGCCGAAGAGGCACGTTCCACCCTTCACGTTTTCGATGAGGACGTTATAGGCGGCGGCAAGAGAAACCAGATAGCCTGCCGGATTTATGTTGCCACAGGTTATGTTACGGATGATGACATCGTATGGATGGCCGGTGCCGGCAGCTGTGCCGCCCCAGTGAGCGAGCACCGGGCAGAACATTGGGCTGTCGGGGAATTTGATATTCTCGACCAGAATGTTGTTCGATGCGGCCGTGATGATGATGCCGTTTCCTTCGGTCCAATCACTCTCAATCGTCATGTTGAGAACGCGAACGTTGGCGACCGAAACGTTTGCTGTAAATTTCCCAATCGAAATCGGGCACTGATAGTCGCCAGCGATACCCGCTGTCGTACCAAAATTCTTGATAGTACCATTGAAAACATCGCAGCTATTAGCTGGCACCAGACAGCGCACTGACCCGGATACGCGGAAGTTCATTCGTGACTTCCGCAAAGTGAGGGTACAACCGTCAGGCATCTCCAGTTCGGCTGTCAGATTGTAGGTTTTACCCTGCTCACCACAGAGTGTTTTACCGGCAGCAAACTTGAGAGCGCCTTGCCAAGCTGCGGTATCGTTCGTGGTGTCGTCGCCAACCGTCCCAAACCATGAGGCGAGTATTTCGGCGCCAAACTTGCGAACCCATGCTCCAGACGCGCCCGTGGCATCGCTTGCCGGTGGAACATAAATGCCCTGCCGGGTATCCAGCGTAACGTTCGCTGACTGGTTCGTGCCAATCCAGATGAATTGCCCCTCGCGTCCTGCCTCCTTGAGGTATGCCGAAGTTATCGCAACTGTGTTGAGCGCGGCCATAGCAGTCCGCGTAGCAGGAAACGCGTTTGGCACCGCCGCCAGAGCAGCATCTCTCGCCTGCTCTGACCTGTCAGCGTCCAGATCTGCCTGAACTGCGCTGGCCGCTGCTGCGGCGGCATTTATGCCGCTTTGCGCGACCGCCTCATCAATTGCTGCGAAATCGTCTTCGAAACTATCGATCAGGCCCCCGTGGTCCTGAGCGACCATAGTCAATCTGTCCAGCTGGTCTTCGATAGAAGCCGCAGGGGTTCGCACGGCATCAGCAAGGTCCACTACCTGCTTGGCCCCGGTTTTGCGGGTGATGATAATCCGACCGCCATTCGTCGCTGCCGTCCTGGTAATCGAGCCGCCTGCGGGATTGTTGGCTCCGCTTACGGTGTAGTCAGCCCCCAGCACGAGCGTGCTGCGCGATCCAGTGGCGACGATTTCCCTGATTACAAGCAGCTCTGATTGCTCAAGGAAACGTACCGGATAACTGAATACGGTCGTTGAGCCGTCCTCAAGATAGGTGAAGGACAGCGATCCCGGAACCGGAACGGTCATAGGCAATTCTCCATGCGAGAAAGCCCCGCCGAAGCAGGGCTAAGTTTTCAGATTTCCAGATCAGTCAGTTAATTGCAGACAGTTGAGTTAGACCGGCCATCCCAATCGGTGACGCACTCGGTGGCGTGCTGGAACGGCCTTGGACTTGTCGCAAGCAGAGTGATGACAACGCAGGCCAGAAGCGCCGCTGCGTACCGGCCAACTTTGCCCATATCGCCTTCCATGAAAGCGCCGACGACAAACAGCGCCAGAACGAAACCAACTACTCCCAATACCCCTGCAAGCATCCTATTTCCGCGTGTCCGGCAGACCCAAAGAATTCCCCGTGGCTTCTTCTACCTGATTGATGAGTCCGCGAACATAGAAAAGGTTCTGGATTGGCAAAAGCTGACGGACCTTGTGCAGATCTGATTTTGTCGTGTCTCCGGCAAAAATCGAGCCCGATACCTGAAAGATATCAGAAACAGCATCGGCAGTCGGCCCAAGGAATGCGCCAGTCACATTGCGAGAAGCATACCGCGACACTTGCTTTCCGGTTATAGCCGACAGCCCTACCCTGCCTCGGCTGGCCTTTTCTGCGATGTTGTTGGCGTCCATCAGCCAGCCGACAAGACCAGACTTATCCAGCGCCTCGACAGCCCATACCTTCGGGTCATCACTTACTGGCTGGCCTGCATTCGTCTGCTTCAACCAGTAGACCATTGCGCCCAGACCGAGGGTGATCAGCGTGCCATTTAGAACGGCTGCATCCCTCTGCTGGATTCCTGCCAACATGGTCTTTTGCATCGAAGAGGTGCCAAAACTTTTGAACTGCCCAACTGCCTTGCCCAGTTCCGTTGACATCCACAGCGGCTTGTCTTGACCAGGCGTGACGACAATGCGGTCAACATCCCTGACAACCGCAGCACGGAAACTTTCGAGGGCCTGCCTGTCAGTCCAGTTGATGCCGCCTGCGATAAGTACGCCATTCTGATCCGTGCCATGCTCTGCGAATTGCTTGGTAATGCGCTCGGCTAGATCCTCGTTGATGCCAGCAGCAGCCAGTTTTCGGATGTCGCCCTTGATGGCTTGGCCTTTGGATACACGCTCCACAGCCTTCAGGATGTTGGTCATCGTGACCAAGCCGGCAAACTGCTTCATCGCAGCGTTCCACGGCGCCATCAGGGACACAACGCCGAATTTGGTGGAGAGCGCCTTTATCCCACGCTCGAACTTGGTCCCGCGCCCGAAGTCATCGGTGATGTCCGCAACAGCCATGGTGCGACTGTCCAACACCATATCCAGCGCTGTCCCAGCCATCTTCACTTCATCAGCTGCCAAGCGGAATGCCTTGAAATTGCGGATCATCGGCAGGAAGCCATCCCGGAACGTGCTGGTGAGCCCGTGTGTGAACACAACCTTTGCCATGTCGGGTATTGCAGAGACTGTCATGCCGCCAAGCAGCCGAAGATAATTCAGGTTCCTCGCTACCCGCCCAGCCCGCAGCACCAGGGACTCGGGGTTTTTCGGAAGCGCATAGGTTCCGCGCAGACGATCGCGGATGCCTTCGATATCCCTGATCGCTTCCTTGCGCGCCTGTTCGAGCTTCTTGCGTTCCTTTGGCGTGGTGGCCTTGTCGATCCGGGCGTTCGCCTCATCGTTGATCTTGGCAATCTGCCCTTTCAGATCGACAGAGCCGAACTTCTTGGACAACTCTATATCGGCGGACATGGTGCGCATCTGAGCATGCAGGACATGCTCGATATCGTTTTCCACAAAGTCATGAATCTTTGCAGTGGAAATTTTCAGAACTCGATCTTTCAGAGGACCGCGTGGGCCTCCCACAATGTCGTATGGAATGCGACCTTCCGCGTGCCCGAGAATGGTATCGATCGTCTCATCTACAATGCTCCGTAATTCGGCGTCCGAAAGGCGCCCGAACTCCGAAGCGTTTTCTGCCGCCTTGCGGGCAGCGGCGTCCGCCGTTGCTGCAACCGCGTTCACTTTAGCCGAAAGATCTCGCTGCACCTTGAAATAGTCGTGCAGGATGTCCGCAAACTTGGTTCGTTCCGCGATGATCTTCTCGCGGTTGTACATGCGGAAGCGATGCGAGATGTCGCCGACGACGTTGATATCCTCGGGAAAAAGCCGAGCCTCTATCGCCGCCTGTTTCAAATCGTCGTCAATCTTGCGATACACCTTGGCCGCAGCCGCGACTTCCGGGATTTCGTGCTGCCCGCCCATATAGGCAGCGCGTCCGACTTCTTCCTTGAATTGCTTGTAGGTAAGCTTTTCACCGCCACGGAGTCGGTCGAACTCGGAGCGCATCGGTGACAGGCGCACCTGCCACGAGGATGGATCAGGAACAGCATGGAAATACCGAGCATACTCCGTGTCGATTTCACGCAGGCTTTTCGCCAGCGGCGCATTCCACATCTTGATCCGGGTTTCGACTGAGCCGCCAAGTTCCGTTGCGACGCCGGCCGCATTGTCAGCGTATTCCAAAGGCGTTTCCGCCAACTGACGAACCGTCTGCCGCCCGGCATCATACTCACCTAGCTGGAGCCGAATGAGCGGATCTTGCCTGTTGATCACCGGGAGCTTTGAGATGAAAGCCTCATCCTTGAGTACGAGTGGACCGGCATCCGTTGCCGCTGCACCAGCCGACTGCCTGCCTGCTTGTGCAAATCCCCGGTCGATGTCCTCGAACTCTTTTGCCTGCCGACCAAGCTTCAGGGAGATGGCGGCCTGGCTTGCCGTGTCCAGATAGCGCCCTGCCAGAGCACCAAGCGCACCACCGAGGAGAATTGACCCGCCGATGTTCAAAGCGCCCTCAGCGCCCGTCCTTGTGACCTGCGTGGCCTGTAATCCAGCCTCCGAGATTGCCGCGTCAGCGCCAGCTGCAAGACCAAGCTGGACAGCCGCGCCAGCGCCGCGCAAGCTCCCTACTACACCGCCGCCGACAGGTAAGAGTGTCGGAAGATCGACAACGCCAGCCGCAAGCTGGGCAACTGTTCCTGTCCACCCAGATGATGCCAGAATTCGATTGTCCTGTTCTTCGCGATCGATCTGAAGTTTCAGCGCATCCGCAGCCTTGCGGTTGAACACGCCCGCGAACTCATCGACATAAGGGGCGTATTTCGGGTCATCCTTCACGTAGTCGATGGCGTCAAATCCATCATCGACCTGATACGGGTCGGGTTGGCCGCGTGATGCCAGATATGAACCGACGATGTTCTGTGTCCTGAAGGCCGCGCCAAAGGTCTGCGCAAGCGTCGGATCATCCGGAGGTGTTTCGTCAGAAACGATGTTCGCAAGGTTCTGCGGAACGGGCTTGGCATCGATGAACGGCATTACATCGCGCTCCCTGGTGTAGGAGTAAGCGTACCGTTCTGCTGGGCATCGTTGAACAAACGCTGGCGCTGTTGCTGCAACTGGTTTGCCGACGTGTCAGGCTTTTGCTGAGCTGGAGGCTGGATATCCCTCCCGCCAAACACTGGATCGTTGCCGCCAAGGAAGTCATTCGGTGTCTGCTGGCGGAAGGGAAGTTGCTGACGCTGCTGCACCTGCTCCTTGCGGGCATTGTTCAGAAGTTCATCGGACACCCGGCCTTCGATTGCCTTGTTGGTCTCGATGGCCTTCGTGATATCCGGGCGCCAAAGCTTGCCTGGAAGCGTCTGCAACACGCCATCGGCATCGCGGTAAAGCACCGCATACCCGGGCAGTTCGCCCCGCTTGATCATGGCTTCCGTTTCAGGCGTGGCGACAAGCTGGATTGTCGCTGGATCAATAGTCTTGCCGCTATAAAAAGCAGCCTGCCTTTCATGTAGCGCTTGTGCATATGCCGTTGCATCGGCGACATTATCAAACTTACCAAGGTGCTGACCGGTCTGTCGGTAGAGCGCAACTGCCTCATCATCACTCAACAGCTTGCCGTCGAGAGAGACAGTTGGAATAAGGACTTCCTTTCCGTCGTCCTCGATAGATATTGAGCGGATTGTGCTAATGCTGCCATCTGCATTCTTGACCTGCGGGCGCGCCGCAAGGTTCAAAGTGCCTTTCTCCAGCAATCCCTTGATTGGGCCAGCAGGCCCGGGCTCACCGTGCGCAAACGCATTCACATCATCTGCAAGCTGCTTTTGCGCATAGTCGAGCGTGGGCACGCCTTCACGACCGAAGCCGAAATCCGTCATTTGAGAATGTGTCGTTCCCCATCTTGACTTTGGCCAATAACGCTCAGGAGGGTGACGAACGACGGCGTTCGCGCCGCCAAACTCCGTCACGCCGTAGAGGCGCTTCATCTCGGCAACCGCACGGTTCTTGGCCAACTCCGGATCGCCATTCGCCTGAAAGAACTGATCTTCCGCGATTGCGAGGAACTCAGCCTTGATGCCCAATTCCTGATCAGGGGCAAACCCTAGCGATGGATTGGAACGCCATCCGGCAATGCTGCCATCGAACTCGCCTGCAAGATCAAAGCTCTGAAGCGTCTTCACGAACTCCTTGGCAGCGGGCTCAATGGCCTTGCGTTCCCGCTGTTTTTCTGGATTGCGGCTTTCTGCCAAACGGCGGGCAGCATCTTCCGGCGAAAGATTGAGGCGGTTCACATAGTAGCTGAAATCATCAGCCGCTTTCTGTGCTTCGCTGCCACCATCGCGCCGAGCCAACGCTGCCGGATCAACTGTTGAGATGCGCTGCGCCGTCTGCGCGGCCTGCATGACCATTTGCAGATCGGTACTGGTAAGGCCCTGCCGGATTTCATTCACGACGCCCTGTGGGACAACGCCTGTCTGGCGCACCATCTCCTCTACCGCAGGCTGGAGTTTCTCCTGCGGCACGGCCTTGGAAACCTCAGCCCACGCGTTATCGACGGTCTTGCGGCCTTTCGTATCATATGGATCGACACGCAAATTGCCCTCGCTGAACAGCTTTACTGCTTCGGCAGTGGCCATCGCATCCCCCTGACGGGTGCGAAGCGTGTTCAGCATCGATGCCTTGTCGCCATTATTCAGTGACGACGAAAGGATTTGCTGCGGGCTCGATACATCTCCGGTCTGGATGCCGAGTTCCATCGTGCCTTTCATGTTCTGATAGTCGGCTTTGGCCTGGGCATCGATGGCAGTCTGACCACGCTGCGCCGCAGCTAATGTCTGATCATAAATCTGAAGACGTTTATCCAAAGACAATGAGGCATAGCGCGGGTCTTCGGGGGCCTGTGGCGTTGCGCCCCCTTTCATCCTCCCATCTGCCCACGAAATCAGCCAGCCGGCTGTCTTGCCGCGAAGAAACCCGTTAGCGGCAATTACCTGCGGTCCAAGGACATCGGAGATCGGCGCATTCGGATCTGCGCGCAACACTTCCTTTGCTCCCCCGACACCTGCGAAATGCGCAAGATAGAGCGAACCAGGCGTAATCGGCAGGCCACTGGCGGACAACGCCCTTGCATTGTCGGTCGTGTATGCCGTGACCATATCTCGCTGAAGCTGCCTTCCGGCTAGGGATGCATCTTTTTTGAGCGCCAGGAGTTCAGCGTTGCTTTTGCCTGCTGCCAAATCAGGTCGGTGCTTCCGTACCGTGGAAAGCCATGT